GAGGGAAAAGGGACCCAGACCGCCCCGGCCTCTTGCCATGCTCGTGGTACCCCGGTCGTCGGTGAGGGTACCTGAACAGAACGCGAACAAACCCGGAACAAAACGTGAACAGACGCGGAGCGCGCCAGCATGAGCGCGGCTATTGTTTCACGTGAAACACTTTGCGCCGTGTTCTGTGTTTGTTCACGGTTTGTTTCGGCAACATGAGCGTGGCCTATGTTTCCCGTGAAACATTCATGGTTTGTTCATGGTTTGTTTTCCGGCGGGACATACCAAGAACAGAACGCAAACATTCACCCAACATAAGCTTGGCCTATGTTTCCCGTGAAACATTAGGAGTCTTCATGCTTTGCCGCAAGTAGCAGTTGGCGCAATGAGTCGCGTTGTTCTAGCGATAAATCACGCGCCGACACGTTTAACGTATTGTGATTGACGGTGACTTGTGCTGGTTCATTGGCGAGTCGTTCAGCGTATACCTTGGGGGCGAGTTTCCCCGCGACCCTAGCCCGGGTCTCTATCTGGATTTTAGCCCGCGCAATAGCTGCATGATTTGCACTACCATCCTTTAAGACGTCTTTACTGCAATCGTCTGCGATATCTATCATCTGATCAAACAAGGTATGAGCTGCATTTTCGCGCGCGCGCATGTAAATCTCCCGGAAAAAGGGGGATTCTGCTATCATCCGATAAACCGTCCCTTGCGCTGGCATATCCGCGCGCGAACATATGCGTTGCAATGAAACGCCATTAGACAGTTCTTCGCATATGCGAATAGCTAGTTCATCGCTATATGGGATAACAGGCTTACGACTGGCGACTTCTAGCGCCTTGCTACTGTTATCCGCTATGTCAGCCCATATGGTTGTTTCTTCTATTGCTTGTGCCTCATTACGCTCTTTACGCGCCTTAGCCTTTTCTTGCGCCTTGTCGGAAGACTCGCCAATGGTTTTGGCGGATTTCTTGCGTTCCTGATTCATAGCAGACTCCATGCTAGATAGAGTCTACATATAGCACAAAACGCCCCGGCGTGAACCAAGGCGTTTCATGTTATTGTTAAGTCTAAGTTATTACATTGTTATTTCCGATTAAACCGACTAAATGATCGATTCTAACGATTAGAATTCAACACGAATCTAGATTAGGCTCTTTTCATAGGCAAACAACACGGGACAACGCAAATGCACTACGCACAAGACCACTTAAAGGAAATCGCCCGCAAGTCAATACAGGCGTCCGATGATCTTGCCTGCTTGTTCATGCACATTGCAGACATTGACGTGAAACAAGCGCAAGATCTTGTGCAATTCTACATTCGCAAAAAGCTTGTGAAGCTTGATTTGTGCATGGGTCGCTATACGGTCAAACATGGCGTCTATCTGGACCGCGAATTTATTGAACACGCTGTATTGCGCGGCGCGTTCTAACATTGCAAATCAGCGCCCATCACGGTGGGCGTCAATGTGCAATGCAGCACAATAAGGAAACATGACCATGACAATACTTAGCGACCGTTACAATGGTTGGTCAAATTATGCTACATGGCGCGTCAATCTGGAAATGATTGACGGTCTGGACCCCCGCGATATGGGATGGCACAAGCTTGACAAGTATGACTTGGCGACCGCTTTAAAGGAGTGGGTCACGGAAATGCTGGAGTCCGAAATCGAAACAGAACACGGTAATTCATTGGTCATGTCTTATGCAATGGCGTTCGTTTCGGACGTCAATTGGTATGAAATCGGTAAATATATGATGGAAGCATATGCGGACCAATGCGAAGATGAAAGCGAAGAATCAGACGCTTGACGTTTACAGGGGCGGCGTGACGTCCGTCCTATGTAAGCGCCAATAGTGGTCGCCTAAAATGGAGTCCAGTCATGCAAGGAATCATCGAAGCGGTTATTGCCGTGGTCGCGTTGGCATGGGTCGGCGCTGTCGTCGCGCTTGCTTTCATCTAACAGGAGTCGGTCATGTTTAATTTACCTATCGGTCAGGCCATCCGCAAAGCGCAAGATGATGTTAGCGGATTAATCCCCCACGGTCCAAAACAATATGTTTTCCAAACATATGACCACGTTGGAAAGGGATGGCGAATCAGCCATCCAAATACCTACGCTGCAACACGGTCGCATCGGACCCGCGTATTGATTGGCGCAGCGTTATGCTACGCTGGGTGGGATGAAATAGATGCTATGCGCGCTGAAGATGAATTCATCGGTTCAAGCGACTGGCGCACCTACGTCAGGGAGTCGGTCAAATGAAGACGGAACCAGCACCCTACAGCCTTGCATGGTATACGAGACTCGCCAATGGCTTATCGGTCGGTCACCTACAGTATGCCGTCCGCGACATTCAAGCCACCCTGCCCTTATACCGTGAACGCGACACGCGCGACCCTTATGTCGCCAAGCTATTGGCGGAGATGGATGCTTTTACTAGCGAAATGCAGATCAGGAAACGCAAAGGAAATCGGTCATGAAACATGAAACCATAACGCCCGGCCATGCAGCCTACTTAGAGGACTGCATCCGTATGCCTACCTATCACACGGGCGAACCCCGCCCGACTTGGCAAAGCCTAGACGACTGGGCGCGTTGGTCATGGGAGCGCGAACCGACGCCCCGTCAATGGTCAAATTGCAGCGATGAAGACAAGGGAGTCTTGGAACAGGCCGCATGGTATGACACTAGCGCGGAGCTTGCCTAATATGGTCAAGATATAAAACAATCGCCCCGGCTCCCATAATCAGCGCCGGGGTGACAACAAACATAAACACTGCAATGGCAAGAATGGCTTCATCGGTCATGGTCGGTCGGTCCTTTGGTTGGTCGGTCGGTCATAGGTCGGTCGGTAATGCGCTTGCATTACATCGGTCGGTCGGTCAATGATCGGTCGGTCAATCGGTCAATAGGTCAACATGGGAGATCGGTCAATGGCATGGGTTAGGATGACAGATAAGGAACGAACCCCAAGGTTTGGTAATCCTTATGTGGTTCAAGTGGTATGTAGGTCAGATGAGGAAGCAGACGACATAGAAAGACTCGCCAGAACAGATCCGCGTTGGTCAAGGGTTATGATTATGGTTGCCCGTATCTATAACCGCAAAAAGCATCCAGACGAAGCAGTTGAATCGGTTACAGCAGAACAGTTTCGGTCAGGCGGGTTTCCCGTTGACCAAGCTGGAGTCATTGGTTATGATACACACGCCTTAACCAAAGGGGGTTAACATGCACACGCATCAGCTTCAAATCGTAGATTCAGACGGCGATACGGTCAGTTTCAGTTTTGGTCAGAACGATAAACAGATTGAAGTGGTCAGCTTCTGTGACGAACTTGGTCAGTCAATCCTTACATTTATCGGTCGCAAAGAAACCAAGGCGCTGCAAGCGTTCTTGGACAATTTCCAAGCCCACATGTACCGGCTTGAATCAACAGATGGAGATTATTAATGAGAACGCATACACTTGAAGTCATGGACGATGACGGCGACTTGATGCAGTTTGAGACCCACACTGAAGATCCCGGTTCAGTTGCTATCACTTGGTCGGTCAGGGGCGATAGCGGATCATACACGCAAGTTGCTGCGCTTGTGTTCGATATTGACGATATTCGGGAAATTAAGAATTTCTTAGATATTGCTTGTCGAAATCACATAAAGTCCGAACTGTTTGCGGACTAAAGAAAGGGGGCTACGGCCCCCTTTTTATTTGGTGTATGTCATTCCAGTCCATCCCCGGCACATCAGGTATCCTGACAACTGCCTCACGCTTAAACTGAACAGTAAGCCTATTGGCAAGTCTATATGCTGCGGCTTGGCCGGTGTAATTCACATCCCTGTCGCCAAACACATACACAACCTTGGCAATTTCAGGCGGTATCCACTTTGCCAGCAAGCTGGCGTTGACACATGCCCATACTGGCATATCGAACAGCAGGCTGGCGCTGATCGCGGTTTCGATTCCTTCCGCTACCCCCATAATGGCAGCGGCAGGCGCAAGCCTAATAGCACAACCTTCAGGCAAACTGCCCGGCAACACCTTCCTGTTGGGGGTTACATCAGCCTTTTGGCCGTCTTTGGTCAGGTAAGTCACATGCAAATTCACTGGCTTGTCGTCCGCGCCAGTGATCTTCGCTATCATGGTCGTATATTGGATGCCCTCACGGATGGCATTAGAAGACCACTGGCAGCCAACGCGGTTAATTAGGTATAGGGATACCGGAGAACCATCTTCGGGCTTCCTGCCCCCGTCCCAGACGCTTTGTAGCAGCTTCCTTTGGTCATGTTTAGGCTTGGCGGAATACTGTGGGTCTAATGTGTTCTTGATGCCTAGCTCTTGGGCAACTATATCGGCTACCTCACGGAAGGACTTACCAGTGGCTTTCATCGCCAACGTAAACCCATCTCCTGCGCCACATTGGGAACAATAGAACGAACCAACCCCATCCCGATCATCGAATCGAAACCTGTCTTTGCCCCCACACACAGGGCAACTGACGTGCTTTCCCGTCAGAAGCTTTGTGTCTATGCCAAAAGCTGGCAGTAGCTCCCGCCATCTGCCACGCGCTGCATCAGGGATTTTCATCTTTGTCCCCTAAAGAACAATCTGTTGTCTCTAAAGCCTCCAAAATGATGGTTCGGGCTAATATATTAGCCCCCCAATCGCCAAGGCTAAGCACCTCCCGCAGCGCCGCCTCAAGCTTTTCGATCCGGCGTCCGCGCTCTAACAGCAGTGCATTGTAATGCACCAACCATTCCTGCCATTGTGGAAAGGTTAATTCCCCGACTTGCGGTATTTTGAGATCGTCAGTCATCTCCCAAGCCCCAATTATAGTCCATAGATGTAAAAGCTTTGCGGCAAATACAATATTCACCTTCAAAGCACATAGAAGGCGTTCTAGCGGCACCCCATTTGCATGTATCTACAATTCCAAACATCCCATTTGTTAATTTTCTATTTTTTGCTTCCAGCCTTTCGATGCGGGCGGTAGCAGCTTTAAGTTCGGTGGTGAGGTCTTGCACGTCATGCTCCAATTCGGTGAGGTAATCGGCGTCAATCATCTGTCTTCTCCAATACTTGAAGTCTATCCCGATATTGCACATAAGGTGTGTAAGTTCCGCCCAAACCCAAATGTTTTAATTCCGCTTTAGCAATTTGAAGACATCTAAAATATACCGCCTTATATGCACCTGAAGATGAGCCCCTAAATGTGGCAATAATATTCAACAGCGACGCCTCCAGCCTTTCGATACGATCAGCGGCTTCATGCGCTGCTTTGCGATCTTCTGACACAGCGCCAACATGAGCGCCTTCGCCAACCCGCCGTAGCCGCTTCATAAGATCGTCAGTCATCTTTCCCCTCCAGTGCTTTGCGGGCGTAATCTTCAATGCAGCACCCGCAGTCCTCATAAAACCATTGGCCGTGTTCGCAGCGGTCATGCTTTGATGATTGCCCATCATCGCGGAACGGGATCTTGACTGTGCGGGGTATGTCTCCTTCGGCGATATTCCGCAGCGCCGCCTCCAGCTTTTCGATGCGCTTCTGGTAGACCTCACGGGTTTGTTCGCAGCCCATCCTGTAGGCGGCGCAGACCACGTCGTTCAGTTCCTTGCCCTCTTTGATCACAGCCCTTCTCCCTCTTCAAAATCCAATTCGACCTTGATGCAGTCGGCTGCTTCTTCAACGATAGGGTCATCACCGCACATAATCCCTTTTCGCAGCCGCTTCACAAGATCATCAGTCATTGGACTTGTTCCTTATGGCTTCAAACCCTTTTGACATTTCTTCTCTTGCTTTGTCATATTCATGCTGCAGCAACCCAATGACATCTTGCAAAAGATCAGCCCGCATAAGCGGGTCATCATAACAAAATTCAAGGGTAAGGGTTACGTCAGCTTCACCCGATCCGTAGTCAGCCCACAAAGTTCCAAAACGGGTGCCCTTACGGCGTTCAGCGTCCAAATCTTCGTTGGCAAATCTTTCAGGCTTTCTCATCACGG